GCCGATTTACCATGATGCGCCAACCAAGAGACCAAATTCCACGGCAATTGCACGAGGTCTAGAATGTTCCATTTCTGGATCCGTAGCACATTTCTGCCATTTTCTTTATAGAGGGAGGCGTCATCAGTTGGCCCCTCTTTCGTGGTGGATTGCCGTTCTCCGTTATCGGAGGGAGAAACTTTATGGGTTCGATAAAGAACCTCGTCCTCGAATACCGAGGATGACTGATCCGAGATACTGGAAGTGCTAAACAGCCGCCTAATATGGGCGCGCTCTTCACTATCGGTTGCACAGTAAGATGAGTGATTTGTAAACACTCCTTTTTCTGGACACCAATAGGATGGAAGGTTTTTCGCTTCTTCTATCAAGGATCTCTTTAACTCCTTATAAAAGTTTCTCTCAGACTTTACTCTGATCTCTAAGTCCCACTTCTTGGGTGTATCATGGGAGGTGAACCGTGGTTTGCTTCGGAAAGCTTTAATTAGCGAGCGTTTAGGCCTCTTTAAAGACCAACCCGTCGGTTCAATCGGTGGAAGTTGTTGCATGTTGAGCAATTTAGGTCCTGACTGCTCCGGTAATCTAATTTCATTCTCTCTCAACGGTTCAAGCGTGTCACGTAATACTACATCAAATGCGTCCTTAAGAGGTGTGGGCTGACGGGTCGAGAACTCCTTCTCCTCGTCAGAGCATGGCCCACGCATACTGGTTATCATTCCATCATATCGAATATCTGATCTAGATAAACGACCAGTCATCTTCTCCTTGTTATGTCTATAGAGAAATCTTGAAAACTTAACTTGGAATGGCGTGTAGTATGAGTTAGAATTACTCGGCTCTGTTATACCGAGGCCGCCTGTCTCTGGGCTCCCATATAGAGTGTAATTGCCGTTTTGTGTGAAGTTCTTCACCTTTATGGTATTATAGTGGATATATCTATCTACGGCTCGTTTGGGATCACAGGATTCTTTCGAGAGGAGATCCATCTTGCCAACCATGGGAATATTCTCACTATTCTCTCTCTGGGCCGGTTTGACCGGGCCCGGGGCGTTCTCCAGAAGGAGTCCGTTATTGAGATAGGGAATCTTCCGCAGTTGGTGACCATGTCGATTTTGGTGATATAACCAGGATTCGCTGTTTACAGTGAGAAAGTTAGGACTTATATAGTTCTTCCCCACACTCAACTGAAAACCGACAGTCTTGATCCATTTCTGCCAGACTTTATAGAAGTCATCATTGGCCCGAAACAGAATATCATCACCATTAATTAGGCAAGGTAACTCCTCCAGATCGAACGGTCTACCCGTGTATTCTTCTAGGGATTGCCAGTACGCGACTAGATTGATCGCGCACAGTATTGGAAAGCTCAGAGGACAACCCATAAGTTGACCGTTAGTCTGTTGAAACTCCGACAGAACGGAGACGGGCGCAGGACAGTCCATCCCTCCCCTACATTTTGGGAGTGGAATACTATAGGTCGTCTCAGTTTCTCCATCTCTACTCCATTTCTGCCAATGGCCGGAAAGGGTATCGAGTTCCACCATCTTGGGCGGATAGGAGATCTAATGACCACGTAGGACATTGTTCCAAACGACCTTCTCTTCGAAGCCGGCACGTACCGATTGACAGTAGGCATCAAAGGCCATACCGTTGACCTCAGTACTCAGACCATCAGTCGCCGCCTTATAGTCACCACTGACCCATTGGTCGAACCCGAGACTTTGTCCGCGCTCGAGATCTAATAGATTTCGTATGTGGTATTCCTGTACCGGTTCCCCTATCAACTTAAACTGGGGATACTGGAACAGATGGTTCCACATATCTTTTTGTGCGGGCATACTCGCCCAGTAGGGCAAGCT